CCGATTTAAGCGGCGGCCGAATGTCGGAGCAGGGGCCGCTCTTGAAGGCAGTGTCGGTGGGGCGCTATTGCGTAATAGTGCGCGCCTGCTTGGACGCCTGGGTGCTGCCGGAGCTGTCGGATATGGTGTTTATGAGGCATTCACCGCAGATAATGCTCAAGAGATGGGGAAGGGTATCGGCACCTCAATCGGCGGAGCCATTGGTATGCTTGGCGGGCCGATTGGCGTTGCCGTGGGGAGTGTTGTTGGGCGTTACCTTGGCGGGTACATCGGCGAAAAGGTCGGAAAATTTCAAGAAGCCTCAACAATGGAAGAGAAAAATAAAATTATCGGCAAAGGCTTGGGAGAGATAACCGGCTTAGCCTTCGGCGGTTTTGGCGCTTCTCGGTTAATGGGTGCGTGGAACGAGACAGCAATGAGCTATATCGGGCGCATGATTGACCGTCTTCGCAGTGCAGATGAACGAAAAGCTAAAGAAGCCGAGGCAAAAAGACCAATAACACAGACAGCCGTTTATTTCAAAATAGACAAAGACGGGAACGCGCAGGCTTATACTAAGAGCCAGGAAACAACACAGTCTTACATGGACATTGACAGCGGTTATACGAGGTTATACAGCAATGAGGCGTAACGACAACGAAATCAAATACAATAATATTTTATTCTGGGCCAAAAATGACGACTGGGGCCAGAAAGCCATTACAGCAGATAAAAATGTTCTGTTTACCGACCAGTCAGCGCAGAAATCAAAAGACTTAGAACTCGAACCTGTCGATTTTCATATCGAGGGCTACATTTATGGTGAAGACACTCAGGCAAAGGTTGCCAAGCTTTACAAAGCTTTTGCTACCAAAAAGACTGGCATTCTCGAACATAAGGATATCGGCAAGGTTAGGGTCAAGTTTGCCGAAGGCGGTTTTCGTTTTAAGCGGGTCGAGAGCAAATATAACTATTATGAATTAACGCTCGACTTAAAGGTTGCTAATGATGCCGCCTTGAATATTCAGGTTGTTGAGGTTCAGGAAGTTAAAGAAGAACAGCTGAAGAGCAAAACCGAGATTGCATCTCAAAGCTTTTTAGAGGCTTTTGATGAAAAATTTACTTTTGAAGGTTTTCCAAACCTTGTAAAAATGCAGACCTTTGAAAACTTGACCAGCATTTCGGGCAAGCTTTCAAGGCTAACCGCTAATAACCTTATTGGCGATATTCTGGACCCGATAACCGGAAGTTGGGATATTTTGGCAACTGCTGCCGGTGGCATTGGTGCAGTTTTGCAGTCGTATTTAGACTTTACGGGCAACAAAAAGAACAAATATCGGGCATATATGGATTTAGCAGCCTTTGACCCTGAATTGTCCAAAGCTGACATTAGCGGACACGAGCAAATCGCAATCAATACTGAAGCTTGTGTTGAAATTATCAAACAAACCGCCCTGATTAAAGCTTGTGAACTGATTGACAGCGAGGTGTTTGACAGCAAGAAAGAGATTGAAGAGGCCGCAGATGAGCTTATTGACGCGTCAAATCATATAGCTTTTGCAACTGATAATAAAACTGTTCAGGATCATATTTTTACAACTGTTCATCTTGCGGTGGTCGTCTTGCGGGCGCTCCCTGCCGGCAATACCCGCACAATTACCCGCAATGTCCGGCTTCCGGCAATCGTGATTGCTTATGAAGAAGGCTGTGATGAAGACGAGTTTATCCGCCATAACAACATCAGACATCCGTTGTTTGTTGATGCCGGCGTTCCGCTGGAGGTGACCGATGCCGGAAATTAAGTTGAAAACGGAAGGCAAGTTGATAAGCAGTTTTGACAACTGTAAAATTCGCGAAAACATTTACAGCATTGATAACAGCGCGGTTTTGGAGTTTACCAATAAGACCACCGATAACTTGAAAAACGCCAAGAACATTCTTGTTAAAGGGCAAAAAGCCGAGGTCTTGATTGATAATGAGGTTGTGCTCAAGGGCTATCTTTCCAAAGTCCGGCCTTATTATAAAAAATCATCGTCTAAGGTTGTTCCTTGCTTAAGCGTCAAAGTTAGTACGCCGTCAGCGCGCTATGTCAATAACAGTATTGGCTCAGGGCAAACATTCAAAAGCCAAAATGTCTCAGACATTATCAAAGCGTTGTGCCCTGATTTAGAGCTGGAGGTCAGAAGCGACCGTATTCTGCCAAAATTCGTGGTCTATGGCTATGAGGATTATGACGAAGCCATCAGCCGTTTGAGCGTTAAAAGCAATTTGTTGATATATTCCGGCCGCTCAGGACAACTGATTATTGATGAGGTGGCCACTGATAAAAGCAAAATCGGCTACTTTAGGACAGGTGAAAACGTCATTTTTATTGATGTTTTGGAAGATGAGGCAACCGGTGTCACAATTTCAGGTCAGCTTCCGCTTGATGACAATGTCCGTTTGGACGATGCAGTCTGCAGCGTCTTAAGAGAAGCCGGTGAGAAAGTACGGTTTGTCTATGGTGACGATGTTTCTCCGTCAGCCTTGTCTGCGGCTAAGTCTAAAAACAACCGCATATTTCTAACAACGTCAAATTGGTTTGATAGCGAAAACCGCCTTTTCTCAATCAATACATGGGCGGGAGTTGTCGATTCATGGTTGAGCTTGAACAACACAATGCTGTTGTCAGCTATAGCCTTCAGTTTCGACAAGAGCGGCTATTCTGCCGACATTGAATTGGAGGATTAACAATATGTTCACACTATCAGATGTTGTTAAAGTCGTAAAAAAAGCAATGAGACCGCTTAGACATCGGGTCAATAACATGGTGCTGCTGGGCGATATGCTTATGGTTAATAATGACAAAACACCGTCCATGCAGGCAAAAACTGCCAATAATGAGGTTCTGGATAATGTCAAATTTTTCCAAAATTACGGTTTCAGCAGCAAGCCGAAGAAAAATGCGCAGGCTATTTTGTTAAAAATTCAAGGAAATCCGGCAAATGTTGTTGCTGTCGCTGTCTCAGACCGTGAATTGCGTTTTCAGCCTTTAAAAGACGGAGAAGTTGCCATCAGCGATGACAGCGGCAATTACGTCCATTTAAAAAATGGTGGAATTATGGATGTTATTGCGCCTAATACCATCAATGTCAAAAGTAAAAATATCAACATTATCAATGCCGATAATGTTGTGATTGAAGGTAAAACCTTATCGGTAACATCCAGTACGGCAACAATAAAGTCGGAGACAGCAACAATTGAATCGCAAACAACCACAGTTAAGGCAGAAACTGCAACAATTGAGGCGCAGACAACCAATATAACCGGGAAAGTAAACCTTGCCGGAGGCGGTCTGCCGATTGCCCGCGTGGGTGATGAGGTCTCTGTCGACCCTCTTACCCATAAAGGTCAAATATTGTCAGGCTCAACGGAGGTAATGTCAGGATGATTATAAATATTGAAGAACTGGATATCAGCCGTGTTCAGGATAAGGTTTTGCAGCAGATTTTAATATGCATCTTTACAGATGCCTTCATTCCGGAAGATGAACTGCCTGAAGGCATCAAGGAAAATCGAGGCTGTTGGATTGATAACACCGAGTTCACCATCAATAACAAAAAACAAAAAATCAATGTCGGTTCCCGCCTTTGGACGCTGCATCTCTTGCCCTTGACAGATGAAACGCCCAGAACTGCAGAGCGGTATATTGAGGATTGCCTCCAGCCGCTTACTTCTTCCGGCATTGTGAAGGATTTTCAAGTTGTGGCGGAGAGAGACAAAGACCGTCTGAATTTTATGCTTAGTTATAACCATAAAAATATTACGTTGAAAGGATTCTAATTATGGCTTTTGTAACGTTGACGTTGAAAGAACTCATTGATGAAGCAGAAGCTCTTTATTCGGCTTTTAGCACGGAGGAAATGCCCCTCGTTGAACAGAAATTCAAGGCGCGGCAACTGGCTTATGTTTGCAATAAGTTAAACAATTACATCACTTTTCTGGGCAAACAAATCATTCCGACCACTTCTGAACGTGAGTATTTAGAAGCCCACTGTGCTCTTAAAGGGATTTTTCGCAAGCAGCCGACCGCCGCTTATGGCTCTGTTATGGTTAAAGGCCTTGCCGATACGGTTATAGCAGCAGGCACTGTTTTGATTAGAAAAACCGACAATATGCGTTATCAAACCATTGAGGAAGTTATTTTAACCGGAGAGTTGCAAGAAATAAATGTCAAGTGCATGAGCACCGGCAGTCAGGGTAATGCTTCAGAAGGTGAAGTTTTAGATTTTGCGGTTGTTTTGGCCGGCGTGGAAAGTACCGCAACCGTTAAACTGATTGGTTCTGGTGCCGACATGGAGACTGATCGCGACTTATTGGCTCGCTATTTAGAGGTCATCCGCAACGTTTTTCATGGCGGTGCAGATTCGGATTATGTCAAATGGGCACTAGCTGTTGAAGGTGTCAACCGTGCCTGGGCATATCCGTGCGAGTTGGGGGTTGGCACAACAACGGTCAGAATTATGACTCCTGACGGTTTTCCGGATAATATTCTGTTGCAAAAAACTAAAACTTATATCGATGGCGTCCGTCCGCCGACCTATAACGAATTTTATGTTGTCTCTCCGAAGGAGAAGAAGATCCCGCATACTTTGATGATTAAGCCGGATAATGATGATAACCGTGCCGCCGTGCTTGAGGCCTTAACCCGTAATTATGACGAGCAGGCAAAGCCCGGAGGTCTTTTGTTGTTGCGCGATTTACACAGCGCAATGCTGTCGGTTACGGCTTTGGAAGATTATCGCATTGATTACCCGACCGGCAATATTCAATGCGGCCTCGGCGAGTTTGCCGTCATGGGAGAAACGACATGGACGAGTTAGAACAAGACTATAAAAAAGCCCTTGTCGCTCTACAGCCCAAAGGCCTTATTTGGAAGGTTCACGAAGGTTCGGTGCGTGATAAAGAAATGGATATTGAAGCAAAGATGTTTGCCAAAGTCCAAAAACAAGCGGAAAAACTTGTCACCGAAGCAAACCTTTTAACGACCAAAGACTTGCTTGATGAATGGGAGGATGTGTTTGAGCTCCCTCATGAAGGAAGCTACGAAGACCGTATTGCTGCTTTGAACGCCGAGGCTGCCGAAGGCCAACTTTCCATTGCCCAATATATCAATTTATGCGGCGTTTTAGGGGTAACCATAGAGATTAAAGAGCATTATCCCTTCCGTTTCGGGTTATCAGCCTTTGGCGGAAGATGGGAATTCGGAACGGCAAAAATGGTCTTTTGGTGGGACATTATTATCAAAAAAGCAGATTCGGAGGAAGCAATAAGCCGCATGAAGACCTTTATTGCAAAATATAAAATGAGCCATACCGCGGTCAGATATATAGATGAAAGGAACCAAGCATGAAATATTATCCGCCTTTAGATAATCAAGATAACCCAGACGCCTCTTACACCAATGGCAGCGAACAGGACGGCGTACACGGCTCTTATCCCGATGCCAGAGGTTTTGAAGCGGTTATGCGTGAGATTGTCAACACGATTATTGCTTCAGGAGACACTCCGAACGGAGAAGACAATACGCAATTGGCTTCTTCTATCCAACGCATTGTTGACGGCGGCGTACGCTATCAATCGCTTTATCAGCGTTTAAGAACCGTTGACGGAGGTGTTTTGCTGGCTGAGGACGAAAAAATCATCAACTGGGCAGAATTAACGGCAGACACAACCTTTACGATTGATATGAGCCAGACAACCAAGAAAAGCGATACTGATGTCGTGACCTTTGAGCTGTATGTCAATATGCCAACCCCGGTTGTGATTGTCTGGCCGGAGGGGATTCAATGGCCAGATGGCGAAGCACCGGATGTCTCAGAGCCGGGTCTCTACCTGCTAACCTTCCGCTATATCTATAAAGAAGCAATCTGGCAGGCTTCGTTGAACGCTGGTTTTACACCGTTGGTTAGGAGCTAGGTATGTCAAAAATAAGAACGACACTCACCGTTTTTGCCGGAGCTCCGGTTGACTTAACCCCGGTCAGGTTTGACCCGGCCGGTGATGATGTCTTTCAGGAATATAGCATTCCAGCCGGTATTAAGAAACTTCGTGTTGAAGTTGTTGCAGCCAAAGGCTTTAACGGAGCTAACGGCGGAAAAGTAGAATGTGTTCTGAATGTTAAGCCTAAACAGAAACTGTTTGTTTATGCCGGCAGAATGGGAACCTCTGCGACCGAATGCATTTATAACGCTTCGGATATCCGTACATCTGACGAAGGTGTTACTGATAAAACATCTTTGCAAAACCGCCTTGTTGTTGCCGGTGCCGGCGGGGCTTATAGCTGGGGATATGCCGCAGGCCCCGGTGGCGGATTGATTGGCGGCCAGGGAGGATGGGATATTATTACCACCGGCTATCCCGGTACTCAAACAGAAGGCGGCGCACATTCTCGAAATAATCGCGGAAGCATACAAGGGACGCCTAACTGGGGTAATAACGGAACTTTCGGCTTGGGCGGTTCCGGTCCCCATGTAGGTGGTTCCGGTTGGTATGGCGGCGGCTCCGGCGGTATCGCCTATGCCAGCAAAGCC